ACTGCGGAAAGTGCTTCTAACGTACCCCTCCTATGCTTAATTATTTGTGCCATATATTTTTTTGGTTATTCTTTATCAATCTAGCTACTCAATCTATAAATATAAGTTTTATAACTAATGAATAATTTTATTAATTTTTTTTACCATTCACCCTGGTCTATAATGTTTGATACACCACTTCCACTAATAGATGGGTCTAATGGTAATGATTGACCATTTAACCATAATTGCCCAGGTACATTTGTATCTATATCATTTAATCCTCCATCGGGTAAATTGTTTGCATCTACTATTGCCACTGCTCCACTAACTATTAATGAATATCTATCAGAATTTGCTGTTCCTATTGTTATATTATTAAGAGTATTACCATTTAATACACTTAATACGGATGCAGTAAACGTTGTACCACTCTCTATTTGTTTTAATCTTATTAAGTTTGCCATATGTATAAATATCTTTTATTCCAAATTACCTTACCCAATACCAAATAACATTAGGATTACCTACACCTGTATGGTTTTGCCATGGTGAAGGTTGCCAACTGGTTGCAGTAGTCATTAATGTTCCCCACCATGAACCACCATCATCATGTGTTGTAGTAAAAATAGCGGAGCCAACAAATGAGTTTCCAGGACTTGCTGCATTATTTGCATACCACGGCATTCGTTTTTCTATACCATCAGTATTATAAGTCCAAGTTGTAGTACCACTTGCACCCGTGTAGAATAATGAGATTGCTGTTATGTTTTGGCGAAAACCATCACTGCCTGCAACATTATCTGTACCAAATCCAGAATTATCATATTGGCCTACAAAACTATATGCTTGGTTAGCTGTCCAAGCACCACCATTTCTTCCACGATATTGCGCATCTAACATATAATCAAAACCACTTGCAGATTTTTTAATATAATCCGCCCAACCGATAATACTGTAATTTCCATTACTACCGGCACTACCAAATGTATTACCTGCTACCAAAGTAGAAGGAGCTGAGGTTTGGTTTCTTAACAAACAATTTGAAAAAGTCCAATCATAATAATTATTCTGCATAATTAAAGTCCAACCACCACCTAACGTAGTCATATCACAATATACTTGAACGGGATTGCCTGAATTTATATTTGAGTTTTGTATCCAATACAAACCATCAGTTGAAGATGGAAAATCTGTTTTAATTTGAAATGCCGAAATTCCTGCGGTTAAAGCAGATAATCCATTTTTTAAACTTCCAATTGCAAATCCGTTTGTAATTTGTATTGCCATAATTTTATTTTATCCAATATATGCTACTGAAAAATTATCGTTTGCATCAAATGTAATTGTTCCAACCGATACTACTGCTTTTAATGTATCTCCTACTGCTAATTTAGAAATAGTAGAACCACCTGTGTGATTCATACTTGTATTTGAAGCCCACTCTATCATTACTTGTGCAGTTCCACTAGCACCACCTGTATTATTTTTAAATACTACAATTTGTGCTGCCGAACCTGAATTTGAATTTGCTCTACAAACTAAATTTACTTGATATAATCCTGCAATTGGTGCAGTAAATGTGCCCGTTGTATTATCCCAACCACCTTGATTATAATCAATTGTTGTCATACTACCAGATAATGTAGTTATTGCCGAAGTTGCTCCACCTGCTCCATACACTCTAAATGCAGGTCTATTTGGCATTGTAATTGAACCACTACTAATATTAATTGAACCAGAAAATACAGATGAACCGGATACGAATAATGAACCCGATGCAGAGCCAGATGCGTTTATTTGTATACGATATCCATTATCAACCGTAGAACCTAAAATTAAATCACCATAAATAGCAGTTGTAGTCGTAGAACTATTACCAAGTACAGTAGTGTTTGAGCCAAGACCTGTGGTTTGGTAACCTATTACTATTTGATTAGTTTGGGAGTTTGCTAATGGATAAGTTTGATATCCTATTAAAATTGAGTTACTTAAAGATGTTAATACTGTTGCTCCATCTGCAATAAATCTACCAGAGAATCCACCTAAAGTTGTATTATTAGCACCTGCCGTTAATCCATTTAGATTATAAAATCCAAAAGATGTATTACCACTTGAATTTGTTATTGATTGTAATGTACTTCCTCCAACCCCTGTGTTTTGTGCACCTCCTATATTGGCAGCTAAAGTATTACCACCTATTGCAACATTAGTATTACCTATTGTGTTGGCATACAAAGCTCCATAACCTAATGCAACATTAGTAGTACCTGTTGTATTTGAATATCCTGAAAGATTTCCAACAAATGTATTATAACTTGCAGTTGTATTAGCAAATCCTGCACTTATTCCAACAAATGTATTTTGTCCTCCAATTGTATTACTTGTACCAGTACCATTTCCTAAAAAAACATTTCCAGTTCCTGTTGTATTACCTTGTCCAGCTATATAACCTAAAATAGTATTATCAGCTCCTGTTGTATTTCTTCTTCCTGCACTATTTCCAATGAAAATATTGTTTGTTAAACTACTTGCTCTAATTTCAACAATACCACCACCAGAACTATTAGCAAACGTGCTAGATGCAGAAGATGTACCAATAGATTTAATTGAAAGAACAACTGTGCCATCAAAGTCTGTCGTAGGGGTTATAGTTAATACTGCCGTAGAGGATGCTAAAGGTCCAGTTGAACTTGTACCTGTGAATGCAAGAGTACTCGTACCTCCATAAGCAATCGTAATACTACCAGCAGTTCTTCCTGTTATCGTATATGTAATTTGATAATACGTTCCATTTACTGCTGCTAAAGATGTTGTTAAGGCAGTAGTTGAACCTGTAGCGTGTGTGTATCCACCAACGTTTAAATTAGTACCAGCCAAACTCCAATTAGTTCCACTACCAGTAACTGCTGCAAGTTCTGAACCCAAAGGTGCAGTATCACTTGCAGTAGTTCCTTGAAAACGAGTAGTTCCTGCGACATCTAATTTATATCCAGCTGAAGAATTTGCACCAATCGTTACATTAGTACCACCACTTCCGCCAATATAAACATTGTTTCCTAAGTTATTAATATATATTGGCTTAGAAACCCAACTTTGAATATTTAAATATCCTCCCCCAGATGTACTATATGTAAAATTAGGTTGATAAGTAGATGCACCACTATCGTATTGAAATGCTAATCCTCCTTCAAATATTCCTTGCCCAGATGTATGAACAGAACCTTGAGCTGCTTGGGCCAATGCTCCTATTGTTAATCTTGCATTTGGATTATCATATCTTAGTCCATTAGCCCCACCTATTCTTAAACCATAATTACTAACCCCTGTAAACAAACCATTTGTAAATGTGGGATTAATATCCAATCCTACAAGCACATCACTATTTGCAGAAGCACTTATAGTATTAGTAATTGTTACTCCTCTACCTAATGAAGCTGAAGCAATGTTTGTACCATTTACTTGAAGTGTTGCTCCATTATCATTAAATGTACCTCCATTTTGTAAAACAACACTTCCAGAATTAAATATAGCAAATACTTCTGTACCACCAGCACCAGTACTTGTTGTACTTGAGAATAAAGAAAAACGAGATAACTGATTAACTGTTGTTGATGCAACTGTCCTAAGAGAGTTATAATATAAGAACGCAGAAGACCCATTCCAAAGTGAGTTTTGAAAAACCAATGGATAGGAGTTAGATTGATTTGCTGTACTTGTAGCATCAGATGTTCTATTTAAATTTAAACTACTTTGGAACATAGTAGAAGATGCATTTAAGAACATTTGACCACTACCATTACCAGCAGTTAAATCTAATCTACCACTACTTTTTATCTCACTAATAAAACTATATGTACCATTTTGTCCTATTGTAATAGTATCACCACCTGGATTTTTTATTCTTAATCCTAATGGGGTTACACCAGTAAACGAACCAGTATTCCATTGGGGATTTATATCTAATCCAACTAATGTTTGATTATTAGCTGATGCAGATATTACTGTATTTGCGTATATTATACTAGCACCTCCTAATGAAGCAGACGGTTGTATACTGCCTGATAGTACTATTAGTGATGATGATGGATTGTTTGCTGTGTATGAACCGGAAATAACTCCATCAAATGTTGATAGACCGTTTGAGTATAATGAACCAGTTATATTAACAGAACCACTAAATGATGCATTTGAACCAGTAATGTTTCTTAGAATTAAATCACGTCTGTTTGCTACTGCACCATCTGCTGTTACTCCATCATATATTTCTAAAGAACCTGTTGTGTTTCTTCTTAAACCTATACTTTTTGTATTAACACCGGATGTATCATCAGACCAATTTATAGTAAAGTTTTTATTTATTCCAAATGAATTTGTCAATAAATAAAATGAATCACCGTAAGTTGATAATAAATTAGCAGCATATACATTTGAATCAAAACGTTTACCAAAGACAACTCCACCAGTTTTATCATAATAATAAATACTACTATCAGCTTTAACTTCAATTGCTTTACTACAAACTCCCCAACTACCAGATGGAATTGAACTATAGTTTTGTGAGTAGGCAGAATCAACCGTTACTTGTGCATTTGATGTAAATGCGGTTATTATTTTACTTTCTCTTAGTATGGTTAATTTAGCACCAATCATTGCCGATGTAAACTGAGTACCAACTGAAGTTACTATATTACCCGTATTACTAATAGTTGATGTTGGAATGAACCAATTGGAAGAAGAATGGTATAAAATAGTACCGTCTTGTACTGCTAGTCCACCACCATTTTGTAATATAGTTCCAGAAACAAATAATGAACCCGTAATGGTTTGGTTTCCTCTGAATACATTTGAACCTGTTGTTGCTAAAGAACTACTCCATATGTTTATTGATGAAGTAAATACATTTAACGATGCCGTTGATGATGCAACCCCTGCAAATAAACTATTATAATCAGATGTACCTGCTAATGAAATTTGGGTTGAACCCGAAACTAAATTAGGTATTGTTATGTTTTGTGTACCATCAAATAGGGTATTATTTATTAATCTACCAGTTGCTAATGCATTTGCGGTTGTGGCATTTCCTACTGCCGAACCTACATATCCTCCTTTAGATGCTACCGCAGTACCTGTTCTTGGTGATGAAAATGTTATTGTTAAAGAACTACTATTGTTTGCTACTATTGATTGTGGAATTATAATATTATCGTTGTTATCATAAACATTTACAATAGGATATTTAGTTGCCAAAAAGTGATTAAATATCCAAGTTGATGCCGCTGATGCTGTCTGATACATTATTGCATTTGAACTACTCAATGCAGCAGCTGCTAAATCGGTTGCAAATACACTATCTAATGAAGATGTTAATTGATTTATGGAAATCTTATAAGTTGTACTACCTGATATCCCAACTACATAAGTCGTATCCAATGATGCAGGGGTTAATGAAGGTAAATCCGATATTTTTTTACTTTTATTTGTCATTTTTACAATATTATATTTTCATCATTTTCAGTTGTTAAACCAAAATAATCTTCAGAATTCAAACCAATTTCTACTATTTTACCTATAACATAAATATCATCAAATGTAACATTATCAAAATCTATATACTTATCATTTAAAGTTATTACAACATTATTATTTATTTCCACAATTGTATAATCTCCCGGTATTTGCAATCCAAACACAAATATTTCAAAATTATCCGAATTAGCACCTTCCGTACCATAATCTAAAAATACATTATACATTGTTAATGTATTTAAATCATTATTAAATTCATCAACTTTTCTTTCAACATATCTAACACTATGTTCAAATATTTCATTATGAAAATCTTCTATAGTTTGTTTGTTGTTTATAACTTTTATTGGATTTGAATTAGAACGAGTATGCGATTGGTATGAAGATGATGATGGCAATTCTATATTTTGTAAACTAGCAGTTGTATACAAACTATCATTAATATTATTTGTATTAATAACAGTTGGACCAAATGGGTTTTGTCGTGTATTAGATTGATACGAAGATGATGATGGTAATTCTACATTTAAAAGACTAGCAGTAATATACAAAGAATCATTCAAATTGTTAAAATTAATTTTTGGAATGATTCTATTTAATTTTCTAGCATTTGATGAAAATTTATTAAGCATATTTTTCTATATCTCCTTTTATTTCTATAAAATCTCCACCATCTAATGAGTTCCCATTAATAATATACATTTCAAAATTATTTTTTATAAATTTTATTAATAATCCATTAGGCCCATCTTCTGCAATATAATCTTTTGGACTTATATTTTGAGTATTTATGTGAATATTTAATCTATTTTGAGTTTCTCTAAATTCTATTTCTCTTAAAATAGATTTAAATCTCCAACCCTTTGCTTCAAAAATCCAATAAGTAGAATCCTTTAAATTATAAGGTGTTAATATTGCATTTCCAGGTTTTCTACTTATAGTTTGTGTTATATCTAAAATATTTCGTTTCATTATACATCTATAAATTTACCTGTTATTGCAATTTCATCTGTAGATGTTACATTGTATCCAATTCCTGCTGGCAAAAATGTTACCACAATGGATGCAGCACTTATTACAACTGTAAATTTAGTTGATTGTAATACTCTAACACCATTTATGTATAATTTTATATCATATACATCCGAACCATATGTCATTCCTGAAGTTACAACCGATGTCAATTGCGATGGTGTTTTTATTGCTTTTATTGATGTGAATGTAATAGTATTATTTGAAACCGGTTTTTGTGTTTTACTATTATTTATAGATAAAAAATCAATTAAATCTTTATTATCATAATATGGAGATGGGGTAGTTAACATCCCTTCTAATCTACCATTTGCAGTTACATCGGTTTCAGTTGCAACAACAATTCTTTTTGTAGAAAATGATTTTTTAGTTGTATTTTGACCATCAAATTTTTCTGGAAGTAAATACGCTTTTACTGATAAACTAAATTCAACTCTATTAATTCTTTCCGTTCCCTCACCAACTTCATTTACAACATTAAAATCACTAATAGTTGTTCTAAATTTAAATTTATCTTTATCTCCCCAATAAGTTCCTGTATATTGTAATTGCTCTATTACTGCATTTAAATGCTCTGTATATGAAGTCCAAACCATACAATCATAGTTTAATTCAACATATTCTGGCATTTGTATTTTATAAATTTCATATTTAGGTTGTACATTTTTACCCAATAATGTAAATCTATCGTATTTATTATCTTTTGAATATTTTGTAATACCAGAATATGAAACGTGTCTGTTTAGCATTGGCATTTGGTCATCCTTTGCAATTGATGTTCTACGAATCATCATTAAAGGTAATTGAATTTTACCTTTATCATCTCTAAATACACCCTGTCTTCTTGCACCATTCCATCTTTCCGAATTACCATAAATTACAGGTATTTTTAATCCAACACCATTATTATCTAATGTAGGCAATGCCGTATCTTCTAAATAAGACATCATTGCATAATCTATATCAAAAAGAGATATACTTTGTTTTATATCTTCTTTTGTAGATTTTGATTGCAGAATCCTATCGGATTTTCTTAATGGGTTAGTAGACATATTAATCTATTCTTTGTTCTATGTTTAGATTTGATTTACTTACTTGGAATGCCGTAATTACAATACTCCAATTATTATCAGGTGAACCTGCTATAAACTGAATTTCATTTGTATTATCAATTTCATAATAGGAATCATCGTAATATATAACATCACCAATTTCGGGATATATATTTCTTTCTTCACATAGTGCTCTATCAACTTTAAAAGTCATAGCTTGTGTTAAATCCGGTCCAAATCCTTCATATATAACTCCTTCCGGGTCTTTATCCACTAAACCAAATAGTTCAACACCTGGATGCCAAGTTTTATCCAATGCTTCTCCGTAAATATTTACTTTTGTAGCATTTAAATCTACTTTAAATAATATAAATGTATTTTCTATCACAGTATCTACTAATTCTCTGGCAATACTATGAAAAAAATCTAAATCTCTACCTAATGAAAACTTTGGCATATTATCCTACATATAATTTTAATGGAACTTTTCTTAACATTTCTTGATGATGAGTTGATTCATGTGCTTTATTTTCCATCACATTTTTTCTACTCATTTCATCTAAGTTTTCTCTTAATTGAGTGATTAGATAATCTTTTTCAACTTGTGCTTCTGCTCTCAATGCTGCCCCATCTAAAGAGATTTCTGCATCAGGTATAGGAATAGATGAATACTTCTCTCTTATTGCTCCTAGCAACTCTTTAGAGAGTGCTAATGTATACTTTCTAATCCATTGTACTCCAACATCATTTATATTTGAATATTGAATAAAATCATACGGAATATCTGAATAATCAGAAAGTGACTCTGATTGAATAATTTGCGAATCATGTTCAAATTCATCTCTACTCATATACTCAAAGTATATTCTTGATGGTGAATTTATAGTTGGAACGGGAAATATTTCTAATTTATTATCTACAATATTAAATGTAAATGCTGATTTACGAATATGGTCATTAAATTCAATATGTTGCATTCTCAATACATCCTCATATAAAGGCATCATTAAGAATTGTGCAGCAGGTGAATAATTACCAAAACCTAACTCACTCATTAAATTCAACGTACCTTGTGCACCTACCGAATATGGGTCAAAGAAACGAGTAATTGCCGGAATTGCTTCGTGGAATACCTTTGTAACATCAACAGTTGATGAACCACTAAATATTAACCCAAAAGAACGACCACTTTGATTATCTGTTGCTTGAGTCATCAAATCATATACTTGAACTGATGATGTTAATGTTATATATGCTTTTTTGATTGCAGTTGAACCTCCTACACCTGATAATGTTCCATATTGTTGTGCCATACGAATTGATGTTGGCAAATATGAACCATCTACAAGAGTTTGAGAATAATTTGCAATTTTACCCTTTGGTTGACCTCTTAAAATATCAAGGTTATTACGAAGATTAAATTGATTTACTTGTGCTGAATATTCAGAAGTTGCTTCTTCAAAACAAGCAAATATTTGGTCATTATTCAATTCAATATTAACAATTGGATATCCTAAACGCTTTGCTACCCATGTTGCAGTTTTAGGTGCATCATTTCTAAATCCAGTATCCGAATCGTAAATTCCAAAAGGAGTAGATGAACCCGATATAAATGAGCCAGATACTGAACCTGACCAGTATGTGTTTACAGACATAATGAAAATTTATAGTTTTACACCTATAAATATAAGAAATAAAAAAGAACTGATATATCCTATAAAACAAAAAGGGAGAACATTTCTGTCCTCCCTTAATGGTTACTTTAATTGATTAAGATTAAAGAGTCTCTAATCCATCAACGATGATTTTACCATAGAACTCGGGACGAACTATTTTTTTAGCGTAACGAGTCATAACACCTCTACGCGGAGTAAAGTTAGTTGGGTCGTACACTAATGGAGTCATAATCAACGGAACATATGGAGCGTAAACCGCACCTGTCTCAAAGAAGTTAGAACCTTTGAAACCTAATAAGATAACGTTTTCTGTCATATAAGGATTCTTATAAACATCGTATCTATTAGAAATTTGACCAATGTTAGTTACACCAGCTGCAAATTGTAAAGCATCTTTACCAGGATTTGCTGAGAAACCATTCATTGATTCTAAAATAGTTGCAACGTTAGGAGAACAAACAACAAAATTTGCTCCACCTCTCATTGTTAATTGGTGAATCTTATTAGATAC